CCGCGCTTATTTTTTAGCGTCAGGCGCAGAAGTTCTTACCTTGAGACTCTATGAGACGCCGATAAGACGCCCATATATGTATATCTCCCTAAAATTTGCTGTTTCATGTAATATCTGTTTAGCGAGCCTTAAGCACTCCTAAATGCCGCAAATAAGCCAAAAGGAGTTAGCAAATTTATTGGGAGTCAGCTCACCACGACTCACGCAGGTAAAAGCAACTGGCAGGCTTGACGGCACCTGGGAAAAAAAAGGAAATCAAATTATTTACGATCAAGACGCCGCTGTTAAGGCGTGGAATTACGAAAAGCCAACCCAGCATGATACCACGAGAAAGCCATCATCGGAACTAGACATCCCTAGTTTCAACGAGTCTCGCGCCCAGTCGGAGTATTTCCGCGCTCAAATGGCACGGCTTGATTTGGAGCAAAAAGAAGAAAAGCTTTGTGACGCAGAAAAAGTCAAGCGCGAAGCATTCTCAATGGCGCGTTCTGTCCGAGACGCTGTAAACAGCATTCCCGACCGTGTTGCCAACCAGTTCGCTGCTGAAACTGACCCTGTCGTTATCCATCAATCATTGTCTGAAGAAATGCGAAAAGCATTGGAGCGATTGACCGATGCGTGACGGAGCTGCTCTCTATCGAGAAGCGTTTTTAGACGGGCTTCGCCCCGACCCTGACTTGACGGTTTCGGAGTGGGCTGATCAGTACAGAATGCTGAGCAACAAAGCTTCCGCCGAGCCAGGCCCGTGGCGTACTGACAGGACTCCTTACTTAAAGGAGATCATGGATTGCATGTCATCCAGCAGCCCTGTGCAAAAAGTGGTGTTCATGGCTGGTGCTCAGCTTGGCAAGACTGAGGGGATCAACAACGTCGTGGGGTACATGATTGCTCACGCGCCAGGCCCCGCCATGTTTGTTCAACCCACCATCGACATGGCTAAAAGGTTAAGCAAGCAGCGACTTGATTCGTTGATTCATGAGACTCCTTGTTTAGCTGAAAAGGTAGCGCCAGCGCGAAGTAGGGATTCGGGAAATACGATGTTTTCAAAAGAGTTCCCCGGCGGCATCCTGTTGTTGACGGGCGCAAATTCTGCAACTGGTTTGCGCTCTGCCCCGTGCCGATGGGTATTGCTAGATGAGGTTGACGCTTTTCCTTCCGATGTTGACGGCGAGGGTGATCCTTGTGCATTGGCTGAGCGCCGTGCATCTACTTTCTCGCGTAGAAAAATTATCCTCACATCAACCCCTACCGTAAAAGATATGAGCAGGATTGAAACAGAATATCTTGCTAGCGATCAGCGACGTTTCTTTGTCCCATGCCCCCATTGTGGACACATGCAGTGGCTTCAATGGAGAAATATACAGTGGCGCGATTCTGATCCCAAGACTGCTGCTTATGTGTGTGAGTCGTGCGGTACGCATATTGAAGAGCACTATAAAAGTGAAATGTTGCGTCGCGGCGAATGGCGTGCAACAGCAACATCTGAAGATGCCCGCACTGTTGGGTTTCACCTGTCAAGCCTTTATTCGCCTTTGGGCTGGAAAAGTTGGGAGGAAATTGTTGGGGAATTTTTACGTGCGAAAAACGACGCGCCTTTGCTAAAAACCTTTGTTAACACTGTGTTGGGCGAGACGTGGGAGGAAGAGGTTGGCGCAAAGCTTGGAGCGGAGGGGTTGCGTGAACGGGCTGAATTTTATCCAGCAGGTGAAGTCCCAGAAAAAGCGTCAATCCTTACTGTTGGCGTAGACGTTCAAGATAATCGTGTAGCGATTGGGATGTATGCGTGGGCGCAGGGTGAAGAGTGTTGGCTAATTTCCCACAACGAAATCTATGGCGACCCTGCTGGCAAAAAATTGTGGGACCAAGTTGATGATGTGATCAATCGTACTTACCCAACTTCTGACGGGAGGCAGATAAAAGTTTCTGCTGTTGGGATTGACTCTGGCGGTCACTTTACATCTGAAGTTTATGCATACTGCAGACAACGCCAAGCCAAGAATGTTTTTGCTCTCAAGGGGCAATCGCAACGGAACAAGCCGCCGATTGGAAAGGCCAGCAAGGTTGACATTAATTACAAAGGGCAAGTGCTAAAAAACTCAGCACAAGTCTTCCCTGTCGGCGTTGACACAATCAAAACAACATTGTTTGGCCGATTGAAGCACAACGAAGTAGGAGCGGGTTACATCCACTTTCACGCTGAGGCAGGCGTTGAATACTTCAAGCAGTTGACAGCAGAAAAGCAAGTTGTTCGGTACGTCAAAGGTTTTGCGGTGCGAGAATGGAAGAAAAAGGCGGGGGACAGAAACGAGGCTCTTGACTGTTTTGTCTACTCCTACGCCGCGTTAAATTTTCTTTACATGCGTTACAACCGGCACACTATATTTGAGCAATTTGCAAAACAAAAAGACAATTCAGACGCGGTTGAGCAAAAGGCTGAAAAACCGTTAGAATCTGATCAGTATCCAATGCGCCGTCGTCGCATGACTCGGTCGCGACAGTCATTCGTAACGAACTGGTGACTATTCTTGTTCCTAGCATTGTCAACGCGGGCGAAAGCCTGAAGTTTGACGTGCCCGCCTTCGTTGATTCGGTTGGGGATCAAGTTGACAGCGGAACCTACACCCTGACTTGGTACGCTCGCACAAACGTCAATGCAGAGGGTGCGTCTGCTGTAGGAGTTGCCGAGGGTGACGGTTGGCGCGTTACTGTCGGCAGCAGCGTCACAAGCGCGTTTGAACCGGGACTTTGGACTTGGCAGGCAATTGCAACATCAGGAGACCTACAGCACACTGCTGGTCGAGGCCAGTTTACTGTCAAGGCATCGCTTCAGTATTCTGGAACGCCAGGTGCGTTTGACGATCGCTCAAGGGCACAAATTGACCTTGACTTTGTTGAGACAGCAATTCGCACACTCGCGGAAGGCGGTGTCGTGCAGGAGTACACAATTGGAGGACGAAGCTTAAAACGCTACAAAATGTCTGAGCTGTTGCAATTGCGTGATTCTTTAAAAGCTGAGGTTGATCGCGAGCTTCGGAAAGAAAAAATCAATCAAGGGCTAGGCAATCCTGGCGTCACTCGCGTGAGGTTTATCTGATCATGTGGCCGTTTAACCGCAAGCGCAAAAGCGCAAAACGCTACTATTCAGGCGCTTCTATGAATCGTCTGACAAGCGATTGGGTAAGTCAGGGCACAAGTGCAGACTCTGAAATCAAAAACAGCCTGCGGGTTTTACGCAATCGGGCTCGTTCTCTTGTACGTGATTCAGATTTCGCCAAGTCTGCGTTACGTGCCGTCAAAAATAATGTTGTTGGGCAAGGTATCAAGCATCAAGCGCAAGTCCGCATGATTCGGGGCGGTCGCCTTGACGAAAGGCTGAATAGCCTAATTGAGCATGAATTTAAAAAATGGAGCAAAGCTGAGAACTGTCACGCGGGCGGCACGTTGTCGTTTGCCCAAATTCAACAGCTTTGCATCACAAGCATGATTGAATCGGGCGAAGTCTTCGTTCGCCTTGTCAGCCAGCCTTTTGGCAACAGCCGTGTTCCGCTTGGACTAGAGGTGATCGAGTCTGACCTGTTGGACGACGACTACACCGGCTTTGAGTCAAATGGCAACAGGGTCCGCATGGGCGTTGAACTAGACGAGTGGGGCCGCCCCGTTGCCTATCATTTTCTTGATTATCATCCGGGCGATTATCAGTTCAGCTACGCCAATATTGCCAAAAAGCGGCGTACACGTGTCCCCGCCGATCAAGTTATTCATCTTTACTCTGTTGAGCGCCCGCATCAAACACGTGGTGTTACGGCGTTTGCGTCTGCAATTTTGCGCCTCAATAACCTCAAGGGCTACGAGGAAGCTGAAATTATCGCAGCTCGCGCTAGCTCGGCAATGATGGGTTTTGTCAGGACTCCTGATCAAGAATTATTTGAAGATGGCACGTTTGAAGATCAATCCGTACTTGATTTCGCACCTGGCAGCATCCGTCGTCTTGCACCAGGGGAAGAAATGCAGTTCTTCTCGCCGTCACGTCCTGATGATGCTTTCACGCCTTTTGTGGCGCAAATGCTGCGCTCTGTAGCGGCTGGTGTTGGCTGCAGCTATACGCAAGTGTCTTCTGATTTCTCGCAGTCAAACTACAGCTCGTCTCGCCTTGAGTTGCTTGAGACTCGCGCTCATTACAAGACTCTGCAGCAGTACATGATTGAAAAATTGTGTCAGCCGATTTACGAAAAATGGATTGAAATGTCGGTGATGTCAGGCGTGATGCAAATGCCTGCTTTTGACATGGATCCTGATCGTTATTACGAATCAAAGTGGATTGCCCCTGCCGCTCAGTTTGTTGATCCGCAAAAGGAGGCCGAGGCTTACAAGTCTTTGATTCGGTCAGGCGTAATGACGCTTTCGCAAGTTATTGCGCTGCATGGCGGTGACTTTGAGGAAACCATGCGGCAAAGAGCGCATGAACTTGCGACAATGGATGAAATGGGCATTGTGCTTGACACCGATCCAAGCGCAGTGACTAAGGCAGGTCAAATGCAAGATCCGCCTGTTGAAGACACTCCTCACCCCGAACAACACGATGAGGAGGATTAACCTCAATGCTTTCTAACATGGCTGACTCAATCAATCCCAACGATCTGAATGAGCAAGATCGCGCAGCGCCTGACGCACTAAAAGTCGGGGATTTTGTTCGCTGGAATTCTTCTGGTGGTACAGCTAGGGGAAAAATTGATCGCATCGAACGGGACGGAACAATTGACGTGCCCGATTCTTCTTTTTCAATTACTGGAACCGAGGATGACCCTGCAGCCTTAATTACGCTGTATCGCGATGGCGAGGCAACTGATCGCAAGGTTGGTCACAAATTCAGCACGCTCACAAAAATTGATGCAATTCGCTCGTATGACAACGAGGAGCTTCATAGAGCGCATAGCACTGAGTTTTACGAGGAAGACGAGCGCACGATTGAGTTTCCTTTTGCATCGGAAGAGCCTGTTGAACGTTATTTTGGCAGCGAAGTCCTGATGATGTCTGAAGAGGCAATGGATTTGTCTCGCTTGAACGATGGCGCTCCACTGCTTTATCAGCACGATGCTGATCGCATTGTTGGCGTTGTTGAGCGTGCTTACATCAAAGACAAGCGTGCATACGCAAAGGTAAAACTTGCCAATAATGAGCTTGGCCGCGAAATGCAAGATTTGATCAAAGATCGCATTATTAGAAATGTAAGTTTTGGCTATAAAATTAAAGACATGGACGAAGATCGTTCAACCACCCCAGTCACTTATCGTGCCACTAGCTACCAACCTTTTGAAATTTCGCTGGTGACCGTGCCAGCGGATCAAACTGTTGGCATTGGTCGCGCATTCAATCAAAATGAATGTGTGTCTACGGCCTCAGCCGTAACAAGTTCACCCTCTCATTCCACCATGGAAGAACAAACTCCTGATCTGGAGCTTCTTCGTGCTGAGGCCTCTGAGGCCAAGGCAAATGAAGCCGCCGAAATGCTTGCCCTTGGTAAGCGCACTAACAATGTTGATCTCGCACAAGAATTCGTAATGAATTCCCGTGGTATTGACGACCTCCGTTCTGCACTTATTGAAAAAATGGGTTCTGAAGTCAAGCCCGTTGACACCACTGCTGGTGAAATCGGCCTTACGCAAAAAGAAGTTCGCAAGTTCTCTTTCCTGCGTGCTATCAACTATCTGAGCAATCCTGGTGATCGCGCTGCTCGCGAGGCCGCTGGGTTTGAAATTGAAGCTTCTGAAGCTGCTGCTGCCAAGCTTGGCCGTCAGTCTCGTGGTATTACCGTCCCCGCTGACGTGATGCGTCGTGACCTGAACGTGGGCACCGCTACTGCAGGCGGCAACCTTGTCGAGACCGAACTGGACGCCGCAAACTTCATTGATCTGCTGCGGAACTCTTCCGCTCTTGATCAAGCTGGTGCAACCGTCCTGACCGGCCTTTCCGGCAACGTCAACATCCCCCGTCAATCTGGCGCTGCTACCGCTTATTGGGTGGCCGAATCCGGTTCTCCGACTGAGTCCCAGCAGACCATTGATCAGGTTGCGCTGACACCCAAGACTTGCGGTGCTTTCACTGACTTCAGCCGTCGTCTGATCATCCAGTCCTCCATTGACGTGGAGAACATGGTGCGTAGCGACTTGGCCCGTGTGCTGGCTCTTGAAATTGACCGTGTCGGCCTGTACGGCTCCGGCTCTTCCAATCAGCCTCTTGGCCTGAAGGACACCACTGGCGTTCTCACCGAGGACTTTGCTGCCAACACCCCGACTTTCTCTGAGGTTGTGGCACTTGAGTCTGACGTGGCCGGCGCAAACGCACTGCTGGGCAGCCCTGTCTATCTGATGAACTCCGCAATGCGCGGCGCTCTGAAGACCGCTGAGAAAGCCAGCAACACCGCTCAGTTCATCTATATGGATGACGAGGTCAACGGTTATCGGGCTGTTGTTTCCAACCAAGTCGCCAGCAACGACCTTTGGTTCGGCAACTTCTCTGATCTGATCATTGCCTACTTCTCCGGCCTTGATCTGATGGTTGATCCTTACACCGGCAGCACCTCCGGCACCGTTCGCGTTGTTGCTCTGCAGGATGTGGATGTGGCCGCACGTCACGGCGAGTCCTTCTCACGGGGTAACAACACCCTCTGATTATGAAGATTGAGATCCGTAAACAGGTCGTGTTGGCGGGTCAAGTTGTTCGCGTTGGGGAGGTCCATGAGGCTTCCCCCGCCGACGCTGCGATCCTCATCAACAGCAATTGCGCCGTCTTGTTCGTTGAGCCGGAAAAGCCTGTGCAATGTGGCCTAAAGCCACCGTCAACCTCTAAACGTCACCGCAAACCATCCAATGACAATCAAGAATCTAGGGACCAAAACTGAGCTTTTGTCTCTGTCGGCAAACGATGTAGTTTCCGCAACTGTAAACCGCACTGGTGTTGACCTCATTGATTATGAGGGTGACATTGTTGCAATCCTGGACGCCGAGGCCGGTGGTGCAGGCATCACCTATGCTGTAAAAATTCAAGATTCAGCCGACGACAGCTCTTTTGCTGATGTGACTGATTTGGCTTTTACAACCACCACTGCAAACACTGCTTTGCGTGAGACCCTCCGTATCAACAGCGACGAAGTTCGTCGTTACATTCGTGCCGTTATCACCGTTGCTGGTGGCAGTGGCGCGGGTGCTGTGAGCGTTGTTGCTCTTGGCTCTAAGAAGTACGGCTGATCATGATTAACGATACCTTTGCATTTCTAAGCCTTGGTGAATTTGCAGTCACTTGCCAGCTTGCTAATGGTGTTCAATTCAAAGGTATTCTTGATTCGCCTATGGATGTGATCGCGGGTGGCATGGCGCTTTCGCGGGAGTATTTGTTAACTGCAAAAACTTCTGATGTGAGCACTGCTGCTCGCGGCACTTCTATTACTGTTGACGGGTCTGATTACAAGGTCCGCGAAAATCGACCGATTGATGACGGTTTGTTTTCTGAACTTTTGCTGAGCAAAGACTAATGGCAGAGCGCATCTACGGGCTTAGCTCAGACAACAAAGACAACATTCATGTGTGGGCCACCTTGACTGCAGACGGCAGCACTCCTGGCGTTGAAGTAAATGGCACCAATTTTACTTTCGTTGATACCATTGTTGGGTCAAACGTAACAATATCGCATCAGGGCTCGCTTGATGGAACAAATTGGTTTGAGCTTGAAGCGCATTCGCATAATGCAAGCGGCACTGACGCTCATTTTTATGGTCAACGACCAATGCGATATGTAAGGGCAACAGCTACCAGTATCAGTGTTGGCGAAAGCGCCACTTGTTCTGTAATGGTGAATTAATGGCTGATACGAGACGTGAGCTGATCTTGGCTCAAATCAAAACGAATTTGGATGCAGCAACTGGCGTCACCGTTTATCGCAGCAGGGTTGAGCCTCTAGCGCGTGGTGAAGTGCCTGCAATTATTGTTGAACCCGTTTCAGATCAGCCCACTGAAAATTTTTACAATAAACTGCAGTGGGATCTAAGGGTTCGCGTTTCTGTTCTCGTCAGGGGCGACTTGCCAGACGACATTTCAGACACCTACACGCAGCAAGTTCATAACCTAATAATGACTGATACGTCTATAAATGGTTACGCTTTAGATGTTGATCCTGACAGAGTTGACTTCAATTTATATGAGGCTGACGTTCCGCTTGGAATTGTTAGTATGGATTACGTGGTCAAGTATCGGTCAGACCGTATTGACCTGACATCAGCTTAAAACTGATGGAAACTACATTGCCCACCGGAGCCTTGATCAATGGCAAAGCTATTTCGTAAGAGGTCAATCCTCGCGAAACTTGAAACGACTTACGGAACTGACAGCAGCCCTACTGGTGCTGATGATGCGATCCAGGTTAGCAACCTTGAGATTGCTCCCGCTGAGTCTGAAGTTCTTTCCCGCGATTTGATTCGTCCCTACTTGGGAAACAGCCCTCAGCTTGTCGCAAATACTCGCGTGACGGTCAGCTTTACCGTTGAATACGCCGGTTCAGGCACTGCAGGCACTGCTCCCCAGTATGGTCCTCTGCTGAAGGCTTGCGGCATGAGTGAGACGATTGTTGCCTCTACAAGCGCAACTTATGCGCCTGTGTCTGAGAGCTTTGACAGCGTCACTATTTATTATTCAACGGATGGTTTACAGCACATTGTTACGGGTTGCCGAGGCACGTTCTCGATTTCTTTGAACGCGAACCAAATTCCCGTCTACAATTTCACAATGACGGGTCAATACACTGCGCCTACGGATACTGCAGATCCTGATCCGACATATCAAAATCAGGCTGACCCTGAGATTTTTAACGACACAAACACCACTGCATTCACTCTGTTCTCTGCAACGACTTTGACTCTGCAGTCCGCACAGATTGATCTTGGCAACGAGGTGGTGTATCGGGAATTAGTCAATTCCGACAAAGAGGTGCTGATTGTTGATCGCGCAGCAACAGCAAGCTTTGTGATTGAAGCACCCACTTTGGCAACAAAAGACTTCTTTGCATTGTCAGTGGCTGGCACCGAAGGCAACATGAGCATCACCCACGGTGACACCGCTGGGAACATCATTACGCTCAGCGCCCCGACCAGTAGCCTTTCTCTTGGCAATCCGACCTATAGTGAGGATCAAGGCATCGTCATGCTGAATGTGCCGACCGTTATGGTCCCCAGCACTTCCGGCAACGACGAAATCTCAATTGCTTACACCTGATCCCCATGTCTTTCGTCCTTAAAAAGGTTTTTTCTTACAAGTGGCCTGTTGCTGTTGACGTTCCTGTTGATGGCGGCTCGTTTAAGAAAGAAACTTTTACGGCTGTCTTTAAAAAGATGAGTCGTTCAGCTTTCAATGATCTTATTGAGCAGGGTGATGACGCCTTGATCGCTGAGATCGTTGAAGGCTGGGAGGGCATTAAGGACGAGGATGGCAAAGACGTTGCTTACAGCGACAAAACCCGCAGTCAGTTGTTTGACGATCCTTATGTGCTTCGTGCGGTAATCAATGCCTACACTGAGAGCCTGCTCGGAGCACAAGCAAAAAACTAGAAGAGGCCGCTAAGCATTGGTGCGAGGGCGGCGGAGTTTTTGAAGAAAGCGCAAAAGACTTGATGGCTCAGGGCATGGACCCTGGCGAGATCAATGCGATGCGTAAAGAGGCCAAGGCGCGAGAGTTTGAGGTTTGGGAGGAGAACTGGGAAATAGTAATGATATTTATGAGGTTGCAAACGCAATGGAATGTCAGCATGTCTGGCGTTATTGGCCTGAACTACCAATCACTTGAATACCTGAGTAGACTGTATTCAGTGGAAGATGCTGTGTCCCTATTTGAAGGGGTACAAACAATGGAGCTTGTGGCTCTTGCTTCGTTTAACAAGAAGGAATCCTAATGGCTGCTGTCACAACTGAGCTAAAAGTCGTTGTCAAGGCGGCTGGCCAACAAGACATTACCAAGCTTGACGCAGCTTTAAATAAATTGGCTGTAACAGCGCGAACAAAAGTAGACACTAATTTTAAAAAAGTTGCCACTCAATTAAAAGACGTACAAAAGACATCAAAAAACAGTATTCAAAATTTGCGTGATTATCGCAATGCCTGGCGTGATATTTCGGCGCAGCTTGAAATTGGCAGTAAGGAATTTAAGGAAGCCCGTTTAGAAGCTGAAAAACTAGACAAGCAATTACAAAAAGCTGAAGGCCGCAGACCTCAAGGATCGCGTGTTGGCAGGCTTGCAAGAGGTGCAGGCGCGATAGCTGCTGGTGGTGTGTTTGGCGGCGTTGAGGGCGCTATAGGCGGTGCCATTGGCCTTGCCGGTGGTCCTGCTGGCGCTGCTGTTGGCGCAGCTATTGGCGCTCAGGTAGGTGGCATTAGAAAAGCTTTAGGCAGCGTGGCTGAATACTCAGCTGAACTTGGCAAGTTGCGTATTGCTTTGCAGGGCGTTAGTGCTAGCCAGTTTGAATACAACTCGGCCTTGGAACTGATTGAGCAAGCAACTCAAGATTTTGCGATTCCACAAAGTGTATTAACAAAACAGTTTACCAAGCTTCAGGCTTCTGTTTCTGGGGCAGGGGGCTCACTTAACGATACAAATACTGCATTTAGAGGCATTGTCGCAGCAGTAAGAGCAACTGGCGGATCTTTGACCGATGTTGACGCGGCTTTGACTGCAACGGCGCAGGTGTTTAGCAAAGGCAAAGTTTCAGCTGAAGAATTGCGCCAGCAAATTGGTGAACGTTTGCCGGGCGCGTTTACAATTTTTGCTGAATCAATTGGAAAAACGCCCGCCGAGCTTGATAAAGCTCTTGAGAAAGGACAGGTTAGCCTTCAAGACTTTCAAACTTTTGCTGAAAGTCTGTTTGATAGATACGGCGAAACTGCACAAAAAATTGCTGATGATCCCAAAAGCGCAGGAGATCGTTTGCAAGTCGCACTAGAAAAATTACAAGAAAACATTGGCCCAATTTTAGAACAAATTGGATCGGAGTTTCAAAACCTTGCAACAATTGCCGTCAATGCTTTTTCTGGCATCGCTAATACAATAAACAAAACATTTAACTTAGGAGAAGAAGGGAAGCTTAGGACGGCAAACGCAATTCGCAACACTCAAGACAGACTTATTGCTCAATTTACGGAGCAACTTCAATCTGGAAATTTATCAACAAGAGAGGCGGCGTCAGTCACCAAATTGTTAAATTTAGCATATAAGCGCAGGAATTTGGCGGAAGCCGATATAAGGCAGATAAATGTTTCTAGACAGGGAAGAGATAGATTTGGTTCCGGAATTGTGGAAGACACACCAACCCTGCCAGACATTTCTGATGAACCATCAAAAACAACAGGCGGCGCTAGTGCGGCGAGCAAAATTAAAGAAATTACGCAACAAGAGTACGACCTACGATTGCAAATTTTAAACGCAAAGGCTGATGGCAGAGAGCTTGACGCACTGGGTTATGAATTTGCACTTGAAAGACTTAAAATCGATCAGTCAAGCCTTGGGGAATTGGCCAAACAAATTGCAATTAAAGAATTGACGCAAAAAGCAGACGAAAAGCTGCTGCAATTTGGCTTGCAACAACTAGAGGTGTTTTCAAAATCATTTGCCGCAAAGCAAAAAGCTCTTGAAGAAGAAAATAAATTATACGAAGAGCAAAAAATGAAAATTCTTGAAACTTCAATCGCGATAGGAGCCATTTCTGAAGAAGAGGGCAAACGAATTGAACGAGCAATAAAGCTGAAAGAAATCGCTGCTGATTACAATGTCACCCTTGAGACTGCTGCTAAAATTTACGAGCGTCAAAATCAAGTTGTAAAAGAGCAAGAAGACATTTGGAAAACTATTGGTGATTCTATTAAAGGCAGTATTGGGCAGGCCCTTGACGATTTGATATTTGGGACTGAATCTTTGCGAGAATCGTTGACTGGAATTTTAAAATCTTTAGGTAGAACCTTTTTGCAAATTGGAACAAAATCACTTTTTAGCGCAATTGGGTTCGCTGGCGGGGGAGTGATGACAAGGGAAGGTCCGTTGGATCTCAAAACTTATGCGCGTGGTGGTATTGCCAACAGCCCTCAAGTCGCGCTTTTTGGTGAGGGTTCAATGCCTGAAGCTTACGTGCCCTTGCCTGACGGCAGAAGCATCCCAGTAACCATGCAAGGTGGCGGAAATCGGGTTAACGTAGGATCAGTCAATATTACGGTGGAAAACACCGGAGAGGATTTGCAGCCTGCAGCGCAAAAACAGCTTGCGGGACAAGTCAGGGGTTTAGTGCTGAGCACTTTGGCTGATGAGCGTCGTTCAGGAGGGATTTTGACATGACATATCTCGCTTTTGACGACATCAAGTTAGAGCGCACGACGCAAGTAAGAACAACTTCAAGGATTCAACGTGCCCAGTTTGGAGACGGATACAGTCAAGTGTTAAGCGACGGCTTGAATCAAAACATAGAGCGTTGGCAATGCACCACTGGTTTGCTGACAGAAGCAGAGGCCTATTCTGTAGAAAGCTATTTGTTGTCGTTGAATGGCACGGCTATTACTTGGCAAAGCCCTTTAGACACCAAAACCTTCTCAAGGCCCTTTGCGGCTGGTGAGATAGATGTGGGGTATAGAAATTTAAGTGCGCTGAGCCTGCCTGATTACACGCTGACAACAAATTACACAGTAAACTTAGGCACTGGCATCATAACTTCTGTAACAATTTCAAATTCAACGGTCGTTGAAATTACATTGACGCTATCCGCTAGGACTTTTTTGCTTGATCAGGGCATTCAGCTTACCCCTGAAACACCTGGCTACGCTAGATTAAAATTTGGATTGACACAGGTGTACTTATGACCCAGACACCTCCTAATTCAGAGACTTACAAAACTCAGCTTCCACAGGTCATTGACCTTTACAAGGTTGACATTACGGACCTACTGGAATCTGGGTCAGAAGATCAAGCTGTCTATAGGTTTTGCAATTGGACTGATACAGATGGCGAGGACGTTGACTATCAAAGCAACACTTACA